CATACTTGCTTACGTAGGGCGTCTCTAGCCCTTCATTTTGCCTAAATTCTTGTTTCAAATAACCAAACCGCGGCGAATTTGCGATCCTCGTCCTGTAAAGGATGGTGGTTAAGTGCTTGCTTCAGCGGCAAGACTGCGGATTCCTGCGACACAATGTCCAGGTTTCTTCTGTTCGGCACACGATATTAGCCTGTGCGAGCTTAAACTGAATTAAGTTTTGGGTTTAATGTGAGAGCCATGGACACGGACTTGGATATGTCCGTTATAGTATTCATCGGATTCTAATACTTTGCGGTCGAATTGTTCTCGGGCCTCAATGTAAGATGTTTCTGCTTTAGATTTACAATAGTATAGTATTTCGCGAGAGAAATTTTCTTTGCCTAGGGTGTTGATATCTGCTGTTAAATTAGGACTGGACCCGTAATACTCCTGCCAGTCGCTGTCGATTTTGCTTCGAATCTTCTTTTTCTTCTTGGTGCCGTTCTTCAACTTTACAGTCTTGTAGGTCGTTTTACTAAATTTTGCTAACTTTTTGCCAATATATTGGCGTCCCGAAGTTGTGTTGGTAATGCAATAAACAAAACCAACACAGTCCTCGGGTAATTCATTTACAACTTGTCCTTGATAAGTCCAAGTCATTGATTATTTTGCTGTCTTAGCTTCCTTACGGGCATTCTTTTCTTCTGTGATCTCATTGCGTCTTGCTTTTACTAGCTTACTTAACTCTGCTAGAGCTTTGCGACTGCGAGTTCCGGCTGCGCTGTTACCACCTGTGAATTTTGCATCTTCTGCTAAGAATGCTTCAAATTGACTTTTTAGTTGTTCTACTGTGCTTGACATTTTTCTTTTCCTCTTTTTTAAGTTTTCGTTCTAGCTTTATGTTTGCTAAATTTTCTTTACATACTAATTGACTTTGTTTTTTTAATTGCTTGGCTAGCAATTCAACGTCTCGAAGATGTTTCCTACATATATACCCAGGAGTCCTGCCTGTAGTCCTTACAAAAATCAAATTTTGATTATGTAGTTCTGCAAAAGCACTGACTAACTGTGAATATAAATTGTTATACTTGTTTATCTCTTCATTCAACATAGTCTACATCGTTTGAGTAACTGGTAAAACCGTTTTCTTTAATAACTCTAAGAACATTGTTTACACGACCTACAAGCTCATCTTTATGCGATATTAAATATATATTCTTATTGCGCTCCCTGGCCATCTTTTTCAGGACAGCTAGGGCAGATTCTACTCCGGCAGCGTCCATGCCAGCATCTACAAGTTCATCAATAAACAATAAATTAATACTTTGATACAAGCCTTCCCATACATCACGGAAGGCAAAGCTCATGCTTAAGATTAATCTGTTGCGTTCACCACGTGACAAATTATCAAAATCAAGATCCTGACCTAGTTGAGTAATTTCAACTGTGAGATCATTTTGGAAAACTACTCTATGCGGAAGTCCTAGCTTGTCGATATAGTAGCTTAGTCGCTTATTTAAGTAACTCAAGTTTTGATCAATGATCTTCTTACGAATAAACGAGTCTTTGTTAGTCAATAACTTGTGTAAGAACTCCTGATGGTCTTTTAACTTAGTTAATGCATTAACTTCATTCCAGTTAATTTCTTGAATAGCAGTATTGTTTAATTCTTCAATCTGTTCTTCGTAGGGATTTTGTTCATCAATTTTAGCAGTTAAACTCTTTTCTAAACCATCTAAGTTGTTTTTATGTCCCAGTGCTTCTGCTTCTGTATCATAGAATGTCTGTGGTTTGTGAGGTAACGCACCAATAGCGGCTACTTCTTCTACAATTTTACTAAGACTGTTACTGACTTTTTCAAAGTACTCGGCTGATTCTAACAAATGCTTGTTAGCAGTAGCAGACATTTCTTCATGTTTATGATCGTGAAGCTCTTGTTCGCAGGCATGGCACTTTTTATCAGCTAGGCTTTCAAGGTCTTTGCTGTATTTCTTAACAGTCTTTTCAGCTTGCCCTAGAGCAGACTCTAGAGTAGCCTTTTGTTTGTTAAGATTTTTAATCTTAAGATCATTCTCTGCCCAAGTCTTTACTTGTAAATGTGCCGCAAGTTCTAATTCGATGTCAACGTTCTCAAGTCGCATCATTGCACGACCTAAGTTTTCAATGTCTGCTTCTTTCTTACTTGCCCAAGCTGAACTTTTAATTTTTAAACTATCAATACTTTTCTGTACATTACCGTTGGCAGTTTTAATTGCTTCAATTCTAACAGTTTCAATTTGAATAGAATCTTTGCTTTCTTTGATCTGTGATTTTAATGCTTCTGCTTTTTCACTTAATAGCGTAATGCCCAACAGTTGTTCGATGACTTCACGCTGTTCTGCTGCCTTCATAGACAGGAATGGTTCTGTGTAAGTGTTAAGAGCTACTAAATGCTTGAACATTGTATGAGTCATCTCTAACATCTGTTCAATGGCTTTCTGCGTTTCTCTGCTATCACCCTGGGCTTCGTCTTCTTTTTCTTCCGACTTTAATTCTTGATCATTGACATACAATTTAAGAATATTAGGTTTGCGACCTCGCTCGATGCGATAATTAACGCCGTTCTTTTCAAACTCAACAGTTACTAACATAGCTTTGCCGTTAGTTTTGTTGATTAGATTCTCTTTTTTAATGTTAGTTAGAGCCTGCCCGTACAATGCATAACTTAATGCATTGATCATAGTAGTCTTACCTGTGCCGTTACGTGACCCTGTATCATCTCCACCTAGGTCTAGGTTAGATCCTAGTACCAGCGTGAGGTGTTCTTTGTCGAAGTCTACAGCCTGTGTTTGATTTCCTACTGAAAGAAAGTTCTTAACTGTTATATTTTTTATTTTAAACATTATAGATTGTTATAGATATCGAGTAAAATTTTCTTATCAAACTGTTCTGATTCAATATTGATCAGTTGTTCAGATACAATCTGATCAACACTTTCAAATTGTTGATCTGGATTGTCGTCTATTGTACCGTCTAGGTTAGTTTTATCTTGAATAAGACTGATTTCTCGAATGTCATACTCGTTGGTAAATGTTTCTTTAATGAAGTTTGCTTCTTCATAGCTAATATCAATGTCAAGATTAACTTTAAAATGCATCTTAGACTTCATAATTTCATCTTTGCGATCTAACAAGTCGCTGAGTTTAATGATTCTAAACTTGGGGCAGTTATCCCAATTGCGATATTCCGGCACCCCGCCCCATTCTAAGATCATCATGCCTCGTTCATCATCCCAGTTATCTGCAAAGTTATGTGGAAATGCATTACCTATGTAATGCACATTGGCTTGACTTTGTCTTTTATGGAAGTGACCGCTAAAAACATATTCAGGTTTACCGAAGTCTTCCGCTCTAAGCTCGCCGTGATCGGGCATCTGCACCATAGCATTCATATAGAACAAAGGCAGTTCAAAGTGTCCGAATACATATTTGCTGGTAAGATGTTTCATTGACTTCCACTCATCGCCCACTAGCCACGGAACAAGCGTGACTTCACCAATGGTTGTTACGCCTTCGACAACGGTTACACCGGGGACATGACGTCCGAACGCAGAGCTATGGATATCACGCTTGTCTTTGTAGAACAAATCGTGATTACCTGGAAACCAAAAGAACTGCTCAAATGCAGCACCTAGTTTTTCTAAACACCTTAAACTGGTATCTAATGTAATAAGATTAAGACTGTTGCGGTTATGACTCCAGTCTCCGAGAAAGATTGCTGTTTCGCAACCTTCCTTCTGAGCTTCTGCAATAAACCAATCTACAAATTCTTCGCAGTCTTTAAGATGTGTTCCTGAATTTGACTTCAGTCCAAAGTGTATGTCTGTAAAACACGCTACCTTTTTAAATAAGGGCATTAATAATTCTCCTAGCTACGAGTTTAACAGACGTTTTGGAAAAAGTCAAGTTTCTGTTTCTTCGTTTTCTTCAACGAAATCGCCATCTTCACTCTTAGGCATACGGAAGTTTTTATACAACTCGGCTTGACGAGCAGTTTCTTCTGCGTATTCTTGTTGGTTTTGTCTTGTAAGACTCGGAGTTAATCCATGTGACTCAAGCATGTCGTCTCGAATGTTTTGATTTTTCTTTTCTATATTCAGCACTCGAGTAAAGCTGTTGGTTACTGCGGCTGTATAATAAGCAAATGGATTCTCTGATTTACTCTCATCAAACTGTAGGCCAATTTGACTTAATTGTAGAATAGCTTGTCCTCGCATTTCTTCAACGTAGGTATAGCCACGCCAATTGCTACGTTGTGCATAGCGTTCGGATAATTTAATATACATCTTGCCTAGGTTTTCAGTAATACGTCCGTGATCTTTGCTGAACTTACCAGTATCTAGCGGACCTTTCCAGTGCGACTTTCCAACGCAGATTAACTCATCTTGATCATTGAACTTCCAGTGCTGATATGGAGGAAAGTTTACCTTCTCATGAGCATCGGCAGTTGTTTTGGTTGTCTTCTTACGACCGGGTGCTAAAGGAATATGATCAAATGTCATAATTCTAAACACAACATCTGTTTTAGCAATAGTTTTATAGTCTGCTGTACACTCAATTAGTTTGACTTTCTTATCACCTGTAGCCCTAGCGGCTGCAAATTTAGCTAAACCTAATCTTTTAGCTTTGGCACGTTTAGCATCTGCAATAGTTCTAATGTTAATTTTATCCAAATTAGTTAGAATTATGTCATGTTGAATGTATTCTGGCTGCTCATAACTTGAGAATGAACTCTTACTACGATGAATTTCTGCTAATAAATCTCTATTGTTTAGGTATTTTACTTTTCTTCCTGTGGGAATTAAACTTACGGTCATTGTTATTATTATCCTTGTAAGACATTA